ACGTTATCCCGTTACGTTTTTTTGGAGGTGAGCGCGGTGATCTGCGAGGAATGCGGCCAGCCGTTCACCCCGTCCGGCCGTGGCAAGAAAGCGAAGTACTGTTCGGCCAAATGCAAGCAGCGCGCCTACCGCAGGGCCAAGCGCATGAGCCGCGTCACCACCCCTCCCGCCCCGGCCGGGGACGTGGAACATGAGCCCGAGGCGATGGACACCCTCACCGCCGCCGATTTCGAGGCGATGATGAACGACGGGCCCGAGGACTACGTGAGCGTGCTCAAACGCACGCAGGCCCGGCTCAAGGAAGCCATGTTCAGCGCCGGCACCCCGCCGGGCAGCCTGACCGGCATCAGCAAACAGCTGCTCGCCCTGACCCGCGAAATCGAACGGCTCGAAGGCAACCCCGCACAAGGCATGACGACGCAAGAAGATCCGGAGGACGACGATGACGGAGAATTCCGACCCGAAGCTATCTGAGGTCGCACGCCACATCGTCATGCCCTCCGGCATCGTCACCAGCATGTTCCCCAAGGTCAACAAGCGCGCCAAAGCATGCGGCATCCGCTACGACCGCTGGCAGCAGGGACTGCTGACGCTCATCCTCGGCCGAAGGACCGACGGCACGTTCGCCGCGTCCGTCGGCGGCGTGGTGTTGAGCATCTGCCGCCAGACCGGCAAGACCTTCACCGTCTCCAGCCTCGTGGTCATCCTGTGCACGCTCATCCCCGACCTGACCGTCATCTGGACCGCGCACCACAACCGCACCAACAGCAACACGTTCGACCACGTGCGCACCCTGGTACGCAACCCCGCGCTCATCGGATACCTCGACCACTCCGGCCGCACCGACGGCGTGCGCGGCGGCAACGGCATGCAGGAAATCACCTTCGCCAACGGCAGCAAGATACTGTTCGGCGCACGAGCCCAGGGCTTCGCCCGAGGCAACGACGCCGTAGACATCATCGTGTTCGACGAAGCACAGATCCTGACCGAACAGGCCATCAGCGACATGGTGCCCGCCACCAACACCAGCCCCAACGCGCTCGTCCTCTACATCGGCACCCCACCGCGCCCCGCCGACCCCGGCGAAGCGTTCACGGAACGCCGCCGCCAGGCGCTCGCCGGCGAGGACGACATGCTCTACGTGGAATTCTCCGCCGACCGCGACGCCGACAGCGACGACCGCGCCCAATGGAGGAAAGCCAACCCGAGCTTCCCGCGCCGCACCAGCGAAACCAGCATGCTGCGCATGCAACGCCAGCTCGGCAAGGACAGCTTCCGCCGCGAGGCACTGGGCATCTGGGACGAGACCACCACCAGCCAGGCCATCAACCCCGAACAATGGGCCAAAGCCGCCACCGGCACACCCAACATCAAAGGACTGATCGGCTACGCGCTCGACATGAAACCCGACCGCAGGTCGCTGGCCATCGGCGGAGCCGTCAACCACAGGGACGGCACCGCGCACATCGAACTGCGCCGCTTCGAGGCCACCCAATCCAAAGGCACCCAATGGGCGGTCGACTACATCGCCGACCACTGGCCGCGCACCGCGAGCGTGGTCATCGACTCGCAATCACCCGCCATGAGCCTGCTGGCCGACCTCAAAGCCCGGCACGTGAAAGTCATCGTCACCAACTACAGCGACATGGGCCGCGCCTGCGGCAAATTCCTCGACATGCTCAGAGACGGCAAACTCACCCACCTGCCGGACGACAAAGCACCGGCGCTCGCCACGGCCGTGGCCAACGCCACCACACGCAGCATCGGCAAATCCGGCGCCGTCGGATGGAACCCGATGGGCAGCGACATCGACATAAGCCCGCTCGTGGCATGCACGCTCGCCCTCTACGGCACCACCATAACCAAACGAGACCCGGACCGAGTACAGGAGGTCATGATCGGATGAGCGAACAATCCATCAGCTTCGGCAACCCCTACCTGTCCACCGGCTCCTCGTTCATGACGCACATCGCCAACGTGCCCGACGACGACATGACGGACATCATCCGCCTACTGGAGCTCTGGCGCGCCAAATACCCGCGCAACCTGCTGCGCTCCGCGTTCTACGACGCCAAACAACGCTTCAACAACCTCGGCATCAGCATCCCGAACATCGTCGCCCAGAAAGCCGGCGTCGTGGTCGGCTGGCCACAGAAAAGCGTGAGAGCGCTCGCCGACAAGAGCGTGTTCGAGGGATTCGAGACCGCCACGGGGGCCGACAACCACGGCATCGACGAGATCATGCGCATGAACGAGCTCGAAACCGACATGAGCGAGGCCGTCATCAGCTGCTACAAGCACTCCTGCAGCTTCCTGACCATCGACTACGACCCCGCCGACAACGACCGGATCCTCATCACCCCGCGCTCGGCCGACTGGTCGGCGGCCCTGTGGGACAACGGACGGCGACGCATCAAGGCCGCGCTGACCATCACCGACAGCGACAAATGGGGCAACATCACCGCGTTCAACGCATGGCTGCCCGGCCGCAACTACGCCTGCATGAAAACCGGATACGGGTGGACTGCGGAACCCCAATACAACCGGCTCGACCGCGTGGCCGTGGTGCCCATCGTCTACGACAAGCAGATGGACCGCCCCTTCGGCCGCTCACGCATCAACCGGGCCCTCATGAACCTGACCGACATGGCCATGCGCACCATGGTCCGCATGGAAGCGTCCGCCGAATTCTACTCGGTGCCCAAAATCTGGTTCCTCGGCCTGAGCCGCGAATCCTTCCAACAGGACACGTGGAGCGCGCTCGTCAGCAGCATCAACGCGATCAGCCGCGACATCAACGGCGACATACCCGAACTCAAACAGGTCTCCCAGGCATCGATGCAACCCCACGGTGACATGCTCGAAACCATCGCCATGCTCGCCTCGACCGAAACCGACATCCCGCCCGAACAACTCGGCATCCGACTGGCCAACCCCACCAGCGCCGAAGCGCTCGCCGCGGCCGAGAACCAGCTGACGCGCACCGCGAACCGGCAGAACCGCATGTTCTCCCGCCAGCTGCTCAACGCCATGGGCATGGCCGTCCAACTGCGCGACAACAGCCCGCAGCCGCCAGACCTGACCGGCATCCGCCCCCTGTGGGCCCCGACCCGCGAGGTGAGCGACGCCGCGAGAGCCGACTACTACACGAAGGTCGCCGGCGTGAACGGCGACTGGGCGGATTCCGACGTGGGACTGGCCAAGCTAGGTCTCACGGCCGGCGAGCTCCAGTCGTTCCGCGCCTACCAGCAGCGGATGAAGGCCCAACGGAACATCGACCAGCTCAGACAGCAGCGGATGAACCCGCAGGACACGGAGGCAGCCGATGGCAGCGAATCCGAAGGCCCCGCCGGAACTGCAACGGCTGCTGGACAAGGCATACAGGGACTACCAGACCGACCTTGACAACCTCAGGGAGAGCGCGGCCGACGTCATCGAGAACATGGTCGAACGCGACCCCCTGAACGTCAAGGACGCGATCCGCGACTTCTCCCGAGACGCCTCCCAGCTGGCGAACGAATACTACGACACCGTGCGCGGCCTGTGGAGCGAATACGCGGGCGTCCGGCTCGACGACTTCGACCACACGCGGCTCATCGACCCCGACCGCGCCCTCTGGCAGGTGCAGGGCGGCTTCAACAACACCGACTACGCCGGCCTGACCTACACGCAGGTCAAGAACGGGCAGTCGCGCGCGGGAGCCACGATCGACGACCTGTGGCCCGATCTGGGCAACCCAGATGACGCGATGCAGTTCGTCGCCGACATGGTCAACGCCGCCGCACGCCTGACCACCCAACGCAACATGCGCATCGACCCGTCGAAACCACGATGGGCAAGAGTGCCGCGCGGAGCAAGGACATGCGCATTCTGCACCATGCTCGCCTCACGGGGCTTCACCTACCTGAGCGAGGACTCGGCAGGCCTGGAGATGCAATACCACCGGGACTGCGACTGCCAGATCGTCCCCAGCTGGGGACGCCAGACACTCGCCGGATACAACCCCGAACGGCTCACCGCCATGTGGCAGGAAGCCAGCAAGGAAGGCGGCGACTACCGGGAGAAGCTCAAGCGCATGCGCCGGGACAATCCCATGGCGTTCACGGACGGCGTTTACCCGACGCCGACCATGCCGTGGGAGCAGTCCGTCAGACTCCTGTCAATGAAGGGAGAGCCAAAAGG